CTCAACTTCATTATCTACGTGGATGTAAAGACACTGTAGAATATCTTATGACTGGTAAGTTACCTAATGATGGTAATCACGATGGAATGAAGCATCACAAACCAAGACACGGTGGAGATATGGATGCTCTATGAGGCCAGAAACTAGAGAAGCAATGGAGATGTTGTTCTGTGCAAAATGGAATGTTCCACAGGCAGCAAAACATTGTAATCTAACACGCAAAGAAATGATGATTACTTTTAATGAGTATTGTGCTTTGCATCCTCCAACTTATACTAACTTTGATAACGCAATTCAATTGCATTTAGATTATGATTATTCCTGAGGCTGATGCCGAATGGGCTGCCGATGAATTTATTAATTACTTTGAAAACTTTACCTCTATTGAAGATTATCTTCGATATGTAAAAAGAGAAATAGTTGCTGAAGAGAATCCTTTAACATCATTAAAGGATGAGTTTTTTAATGAAGATATCCATCCTGAAGAGATGGAATTTGATATTAAGTTTGTTGGTAAACGTTTCCAAAATGCACTTCCACAAGAACATTATATAAATCTATTACAGGCAGTATCATCACACAACAATGAAAGTAATATACCAGGTAGAGAACTTCGTTGGATGGTCTATGAGAAAAGGTCTCAGCAGGTACTGGGATTTATTCGTTTTGGGTCTCCTACTATTAACTCTAAACCTAGAAATCTCTGGTTAGGTCATCAACCTAATCTTTCAATATTCAATCGACATGCTGTAATGGGATTTGTAATAGTTCCATCGCAACCTTTTGGATATAACTATTTGGGTGGAAAACTTTTAGCACTTCTATGTGTTTCTCATTTTGCTAGAGAGACTTTGAATGAAGTGTTTGAGAAAGAGATTGGATTATTTGAGACTACATCACTATATGGTTCTACCACGTCAGCATCGCAGTATGATGGGTTAAAACCCTTTATGAGGTATAAAGGTTTAACAGAGAGTAAGTTCCTTCCCCTGCTCCATGCAGACGTGTTTCACAAACTTCATGACCATTTTACCAAACTGAATGGTAATGAACCTTTAACAGATAATAGAGCATCTTCTAAGAAGATGAAAAGACAGACTAAGATGATTTCTTGGACTAAAAACTCTCTTAAAGAATATGGTAAGACTGATAAACTAGAGAAGTTTAATGCTGTTATAGATATGGCTTTCGGACTTACCCAGAAGAAAAGATTTTATATTTCCGATTACGGATATGCTAACATTCGTGAAGTCTTACTTGGTGAAGAAGATAAATTAAGGAAAGGTCAGAACTGGGATAAGTTTCATTTAGAGAATATTATTTCTTGGTGGAAGCGTAAAGCAACCAAAAGATATGATAAACTTAAACAAGAAAATAGATTCAGAGATAAAGTCGAACTCTGGACAGAAGACAACAACATCCAAATTATCCGATGAGCCCTTCAGAAGAACACGAACACATTAATAATTTATGGGAGGATATGGATCGTCTTAATTCTCTCTATGAAGAACTTATGTGGGATCATGATGAACTATTAGAATTTGTTCCTGATTATGAGAATGATAGAATTATAATCAAGAATAAATCCAGAGAGATGGAGAAGAAACGTGAGAATGAATCAACAGACTAAACTAATCTTTGCTCTTGAACATATAGCACATCTTCATGACCTTATTGAAGGTAATCACTGGGAAAAATATTTGCGGGAAAACCTAGAGAGTATGGAGCGTATAATGGAATCTCAGTTAACTGAAACTAAAAGAAGAAAGAACTTATTATGACTGAATTGAAAGAATGGTTATCATCAATTAACCAAACAAAAAAGAACTTAATAGATGAAGACCCTTCATTGGAGAAAGAGTATTCTCCATATATTATTAATCGCATTTATTCTGGACATCTTGATTCTGTTATCATGGCAAATGAGATGAATCAATATCATTTTTTACCAAAAAAACTTCAATATGATTTTTTTCTAAATATCTTGAGAACTAAGAAGAGATTCTCTCCTTGGTTACGTAAAGATGAAATCAAAAGCCTTGACTTGGTAAAACGTTATTATGGTTATAGTAATGAAAAGGCAAAACAGGCTTTGAGAATCCTAACACAAGAACAACTTGAATTTATCAAATCTAAATTTGAAACTGGAGGAAGACAATGAGTGTGGTTCAAGAACCTGAGGTGAAGTGGTCGCCTGAGCAAATGGTTGAGGTTACCTTAAATGAGCCTGATGATTTCTTAAAAGTCCGAGAGACTCTTACAAGAATTGGAGTAGCATCAAGAAAGGAAAAGAAGATATACCAATCTTGTCATATTCTCCACAAGCAGGGGAGGTATTATCTTGTCCACTTCAAAGAACTTTTTGCCCTTGACGGGAAACACGCTAACTTTACTTCTAATGACGTTCAGCGTAGGAATCGTATTGCTCAGCTTCTTGCTGATTGGGGACTCATTGGGATTGTGGATGCAACTAAGATACAAGATATAGCACCTTTAAACCAGATTAAAGTATTAGCATATAGAGACAAAGGTGACTGGATACTAGAAACGAAGTATAATATAGGCTCAAAGAAGAAAAAAATTGAAGAATAATTTATCTAATGGTATCACCGAACGTTTATTCTATACTTTAGGAAAACGTCCTGACACTGCCACATCTCATGATATCTATATGGCATTAAGTTATGCTGTAAGAGATCAAATGATGTCCTATTATCTTACAGACTCTAAACCTCAGAAAGAGGTAGCATATCTTTCTGCGGAGTTTTTAATTGGACCACAACTTGGTAATAATCTTCTCAACTTAGGATTGCAGAAAGAAGCAGAAGAAGCATTAAAGGATTATAACTTAACTTTAGAACAAGTTTTAGATTTAGCAGAAGAACCTGGTTTGGGTAATGGTGGATTGGGTCGTTTGGCTGCCTGTTATATGGAGTCTCTAGCGACTTTACAGGTACCTGCTACTGGTTATGGTATAAGATATAAGTATGGTATCTTTAAGCAGGTTATTAAAGATAACCAGCAGATGGAGGTTACTGATAATTGGTTACATGGGGAATGGCCATGGGAACTTTGTTACCCTGATGAGTCAGTTCTTGTAGGTTTTGGTGGAAGAGTGGAAGGATATACTTCTGATAGAGGTAACTATAGAGTTCGTTGGGTTCCTGTAGAACAAGTAGTTGCTGTTCCTTATGATGTTTTACAGTTGGGATATAGAGTTAATAGTTGTGAACGATTGAGACTATGGAGAGCAGATGCAACTGAGACATTTGATTTCTATGCTTTCAATATAGGTGACTATATGGGATCAGTAGAACAGAGTGTTACATCAGAAACTATCTCTAAAGTTCTTTATCCTAATGATGGAACTGATCAAGGTAAGGAACTAAGATTAAAACAACAGTTCTTCTTTGTGAGTGCTTCTCTTCAAGATATGTTTAGGAGTTTGGAAAAAAGAAAGATACCAGTAAAAGAATTTTATAACCATTATCAAGTTCAGTTAAATGATACTCATCCTTCTGTAGCAGTAGCAGAGATGATGAGATTACTTGTAGATGATCGTCATATAGAATGGGATACTGCGTGGGAAATAGTAACTAAATCTATAGCATATACAAATCATACTTTACTTCCAGAAGCATTAGAGAAGTGGGATCTTAAATTATTTAAGAATCTATTACCAAGACATTTGGAAATCATTTATGAGATTAATACTAGGTTCTTACAAACAGTAAGATTAAAATATCCTGCTGATGATGAGATGTTGGGTAAGTTATCCATCATTGATGAGTCTGGAAATAAATCTGTGCGTATGGCACATCTTGCTACCGTAGGTTCTCATCATGTGAATGGTGTAGCAGAGTTACATTCGGACCTTATTAAAAAAGATTTGATGCCTGAGTTTTATGATTTATGGCCTCATAAGTTTACCAATGTAACCAATGGTGTAACACCTAGAAGATGGCTAGCATCATCCAATCCACCACTTGCCCAAGTTCTTGATGAATGTGTTGGTAATGATTGGGTTACTAATATGGATGTTCTTAAAATTCTTGAAGAGAAATCATATGATTCAGAGTTGTTAAGTAAGATTGGAGAATCAAAGTTATTAGGTAAACATAAACTTGCTGTTTATATTCAAGATCATCTTGGTGTAACAGTAGATCCTTCTAGTATGTTTGATGTTCTTGTAAAAAGAATACATGAATATAAGAGACAGCATTTACGTGCTCTTGAAGTTGTTGTTCAATATCTTCGTATTAAAAATGGACAGACAGATAATATTGTTCCACGTACTGTAATCTTTGGTGGTAAAGCAGCACCAGGATATTATATGGCAAAGTTGATTATTAGATTTATCTGTAATATTGCCGAGGTTGTGAATAATGATCCTGATACTAAGGATTTACTGAAGGTTGTATTCTTACCAAACTATAGTGTTAAGTTAGGTGAGAAGGTTTATCCTGCTGCTG